AATTCTACGGGACTTTTCCAACATTGATGTACCATACGGCAATTTTCTATCGTCACCCAATAGTCTGAAGTGACCTATTTCCCAAGGTTGGAATTCCATATTTCTTGCTTTCCAATAGAATTTCAAACCTTTTTGTTCGTCCTCTTTTTTGATTTCGTAGTTTGACCCGTTCATCAAACCTCTCTCAATTCTTTCGATTTCAACGTTTGGTAATTGTTGACAACCGATAACACCCCCTTCAGGGTCCAATCTGAGATAAATAAAATTGTCACCATACTTACAAGTGTTACGAGTCCACATAGGTAAGTTTGTGTTGATATCTAAGTTATTGTTGAATAAATCCGCCAAGACAGATTTAATTCTTTTAGATTCAGAATAAATTTGGAGAACAAAACCATCCTCATTTGGTGTGGTAGATTCTTCCGCGTAGATATCAAGTGCTGCAGAAATCTCAGGAGTATATTCCATTGATTCATAATCGTAATACGACGCCAATCTGTTTGGTTCATAATAAACCGCTTGTGTGTATAAGTTACTTTCAACCTTGGCAAATTGACCCGCTAAGTAAGATGTCTGACGAGCTTGTAATTTTTCTTTTTCATATTCAGCTTTATCGGTAGTTCTTAAAAGTTCTTTTTTGTCGAACTTGTATATAGGAAAATCCTGACTCATAAGAGCATCAGGACCCATTGCCCTACCTAATCGTTGCCATATGGTAAAATTCTTATCACTCATTATCTATAAATTTACTTATCAATCGTCTTTTATAAATACTACTTCGGACCAAACAACCATTTATATTGTTCATAATCATTACGAGTAGGAGTGTAATATTTACTATTTTTTGTCATTGACCCTGGTGTCTGAGGTAATGATGGATTAAAGTATTTTGATTGGTCTTTGTTTTCGGAAACCATAGTTGTCCAAGAATTTAACATAGACTTGGTATGATTTTCAACTTTACTTAGTGAGGGAAATGCCGCCTCGGCTGCAAAACAAGCCATTGAGATTCCCATAATACAGTCATCGTGATGGCCTCTTTGGTGGTCAGGTCTTCCGTTTATGTAAACGAAAGTACCCATTTCATTTAAAAGTCTACTCGAACGAATTTGGAATTTGTGTCTAATTGCTTCCTCAAAAGATGCAATAATTTGAACCCTTTTTGCGTTGAAGTTTATACCTGGAATTTTTTCTTTTAACTTGGGGTCGTACTTCCATTTATTTGCAAAATCGACTCCCTCAATGTAAAAGTTTTCATAACCTAATTCTTGTAATTTTCTTGATGTTGCCACACCCATACCACCAGTCAAATCTGTAATACAAAGAGCACTATACATATTACCCCACTTAAACGCAATTTCAGCTAACACATCGGGTGGAATTTTACCAACAAATTCCAATACCTGTTCACGAGCGTCAAAGTCAATGATTTGTATACTCGAAAAGTCTTCTGAGTCACCTCGTGACACGTCTATACCCATTACGTATCTATGTCCGTTTTCAGGTTCTTTCCAAATCCATAATTGATTAGCCATCAACTTTGCATTTGGTTCCTTTATGTAGTTTTGGGAAATGTCCTGTAGTGTGTTAGAGTCAAAGACGTTATCACCTGAACCCAAGAAATTACATTCCAATTCCTGAGCAACTTTCCTTCGGTCGTACTTAAGTTTTTTTACCATAGCCTCGAACCAAGTTGAACAAGGTTTGTAACCATCAGAAAGGTAAACTTGAAGACTTGTTAAACTTCTTTCCCGAATGTCTATGTCTTTCAAACTTATAATATCCTCGGCAGTATATTCTTCTTTGTTGAGTAAATAATGAACGATATCTTTGGTTTTGACCATATACAAATCTTTTGTATAACGGGGGTCTCTATACCAAAACATTTCTGTGATTTTGAAATCATTCATCCCCCTCAAGGCTTGGTCATAGATTTCATAATAAATTGGGTCATAACCATTTGGAGTAGAAATAACTATCACTTTACCACCTGTAGAAAGTGATGCCATACAAGCAGCCCAAAAATCACTGTCGGCCTCAATAAATGCAGCCTCGTCGAAGATTAAGACCGTGGGGCTATATCCACGAAGTGCATCTTTTGATGTTGCTACGGCCTTTACTTCACAGTCATTTGAAAGTTTGAAATGTCTTGCAGAGTTTTTTTCACCTGAGAAACCAATACCAACCCAACTTGGCCATTGTTCTGTAAATGCTCGAATTTTGTTTGCAAATTCAACAGATGTTTCAAGTTTGTTGGCAATAATCAATATTTTTTCAGGTTTTTCTTTACGGGCAAATGCCAATCTTTTACTTGACCAAGCAGCAGAGACTGTTGATACCCCCGCCTGACGATACTTCAGGGCAATGTTTTCATTGTGATTGTCGTAATCGTTAATTAATTGAACTTGGTCTTGGAATAACTCCAGCGGTACGTACTTGGAAACAGTGTTGTCATAAGTTTGGAGATAGGTTTTAAGAGCGTATGGCGTATTAGTCATACACTTCTTATACTCTATTAAAAGTTGTTCTTTTGTTAGACTCATTATTTGGAGGGACTTATACCAAGTCCTGCCAACAAGTCGTCAAAACCATCTTCACCAGAGTCTTCTTTCTCTGGTTTGAAATTTTCATAATCTGTTTTGAGTTGGTTCGCCCTTTTCATAATCTCGCGGAACCTATCGGTTGCTTTAGAAACACGAGATTTATCCTCTGAAATTGCGTCTCCCGTAAGTTTTATTACCTCAGCAGCAGGAAGTTTATAAAGTTCCATTTGGAACCAATTTATTAAACCTTTATTTTCATCTTCAAAAATCTCATCGGGTAGAGCAAATCGTAATTTTTCAACAACTGGCGGACCAATTCTCAAAGACCAGGCCTCCATAGGTAAAGTGTCCGTTTGACCCATAACTTGTTGTCTTATAACAGGGTCTTCAGGTAAACCATATCTACCTTTAGCCTCTTCCAAACCTTTCAAAATTTCGTGACACAAGATTGGAAATAACATACCCCAAGCAGAGATTGTTGTATCAGGTTTTTCTTCACCTTCTTCACCTTCGCCCTCATCATCGTTGTTGTTGTTGGCTTGGAGTTCTACTTTTCCACCAACACCTTGTCCTGTTTCAGACATATATTCTATCGAAGCCTCATCAGTAAAATAATTGAAGTCATTCAAAGCCATAATCAATAAGTAATTGTCATAGAGATTTGGGTTAATCCTGTTAAGTTCTCTTCTAACACTTGGTTTTTGGAAGACGTAGTGTCCTTTTTTGGCTGTCCCCTGAATAATTGCGTTGATGATATTTCTCTTATGAATTTCAAGTTCAACCAATTCCTTCCGAGTAAGTTCATCACCATCCATCAAAGCCTTTGCTTTTATTTCTTCTTCGGTTTCATCTTCTAATTCCTCAGATTCGTTTCGGAAATTTTGTACATTGATTTGTTCCCCTAAGTGTAAATCAAAATTGAACCAATTTTCAGGAACTTCAGACTCTTCGAGACAAGCCCTCAGAGCCAAGTCTTTTAACTCTTCAAGGTGCCCTTGTTCAATTTGCCAAGTTGGCATAATTTTACCATAAGCCTCAGATTTAATCATCATTGCAAGATTTCTTGGAGTAACAAGTGTTTGATTAGAGGTAGCACTTCTTAACTTATCAACAACTTGTTTAAATCTATTTGTGATTAATCTTTGTACGTCCTGTTCACGACGAGGAAGTGCAGGATTCTGTGCATATGGACTTTGAGGGTTAGAAATTTTTCTCTCCAAAGATGGGTCCATCCTTTCAGGATAATCACCATAATCGATTTGTTCCTGAATTTTTTTACTTCTTGCCATTACTTAGTAAACTTTTAATTGCGTTCAACACATCTTCTTTAGCCCTTTCTAAATCCTGAGCTTTGGGTGCAGGATTTTCTCCTGGGTTTGGATTTTTACCAGGGTGTGGTGGTCTTTGGGGTTTTGTATCAGGTTTTACACCTGGCTTAGTTTTAGGTTTCGTTGGAGCTTTCGTTGGAGCTTCAAATATCGTTTTGATAAAATCTTTCTTTGTCATCTTGGGTGTTAAATTTCTTTCCACCAAAGATACGATTTCTTTTTCAATTAACCAATGGTAAGGGTTTTTTCCTTCCTTGATTGATTTTTTAACGTCTTTAACACATCTCTCGTACTTGTTAGTCTCAGATTTGCTCCAATCACTTCTTTC